TCCAAGTGGTTCCAATTCCTGTTACTTGTGGCATATTGCATCTTCCTTTCTTACATCAAAATAACACCGTCTGCGGCGGCTTCCTGTTTGATTTGGATGACTTCTAACTGGTTGTTATTCTTGCGTGCTTCCGCGAGCCGGGCTTCGTATCCTGCCGTCGTAGCATCTGGCATAGCGGTAGAAACGCCCGGCTGGAATCCTATGAACTGTGGTTTTGCTGGTTTGTCAGCATCGAACAGATAAGCATCCGATTTCTTCAAGGCTTCCAGTTGTTCGGAAAAACCGGACAGCTTACCGTCCTCCCCGATTTTCACCTTGGACAAATCCATATACGCCTTGACCGCCTTACTGTTTTTTGCCTTGGCACCAGACAGAGCCAGATCAATGGCATTATCCAGTTTCAGCTGAGACAGCTCCTGTTCATGGGCTTTCTGCTGTTCGGCATTCGCTTTTTGCAGATCGGAAATCTGTTTTTGCAGTTCAGCATTATCACCGCTAGATTTTTTCAGATTCTCCAGCTGCTTATCCCGATCGCCTACGGATTTTTTGAGCGTCTTATTTTCCTCGCTGACTTCCTGAAATTTGGATTTCGGGACGTATTCCCCATCAAGAGAATCCAGCACTTTCTTGGCCTGCTCCTCATTAAGGCCCATCGCCATTAATTGTTCCTTGGTCATGATTGAACCACCTTTCTGAAAATTGGCATGAAAAAAGCACCTTGATCAATCAAAGTGCTAACAGCCGTTTTATAATATCATTGTTTCCAACCTCAAATTTCCAGTCACCGTCCAAGTTAATCTCATCCGGCATGAGGTTATCAAATCGAATTTTTTCAAAGATTCCATCCTCGCGCTGGATATCAGCAGACACCTCAAAACGAGTAACAGTCCTCAAAAAATCTTCATCAACCCTACGGGTAGTATCTGGGGACGGGCACAAAACCATTCCGATTTGACGTTTTTTCACTCGGTACCCCTGTGCCCCCAGTACTGGGACATCTGTAGAATGTTCGTACACTTCCACTTTCGGTTCACACCGTGCAAGCAAAACCCGCCGCCCTCTAACGATACCGTATAATTCCCCATCTTCTAATAGGAGCGTTTCTATCAGTCGTTTTATCATTGCTTCATTCTCCTTTGCCTTCTATTGACTTCCTGATTGATATGGTATATAATAATTAAAAGTCGGTCGCTGTCCATGACACCTTCTTTGAAGGGTGAGATGGTGTGTCGACTTTTTTTATACTCTTTTCACTACTCGAACAATTGCAACACCATGTATTATGATCACTTCTTCAACCCAATCTGTATCAAGACGACTGAACAATTTTTCGATTTGCTTGTTGATTATAACATCGTCCAGTCCGGATTGAGTCACATCAATGATAAATCTCCGGGTTTGCCCTTTTGCTTTTTTTACTCTATTGTAAATCGTGTTCTCCCCAGCGCTCGCTCCGATCGTTTTCAAATCGTAAGATTTTCCATGGAATAAATAATCCGGTGTTGATATCCCTTGCGGATTGTTCACCCTCGGAACCATGAAGATTTCCCCGCCGACTTTTCGTTTGAGAAGTTCGGCGATTTCCTTTTCGTGGGGGGAGTAATCCAAAACAACACTGTGTCCGTCCACCGTATATGTAATTCCGTTGACGGTATAAGCGTGCAGATCCACCACAGGATGGCTGTTTGGATTGGCTTTGGGATACCAATTGCCCGTAATATCTTCATACGCGGCATTTGCTTTCGCTGTCAACTCGGACTTATTCCCGCCATCCACGAACGTTTCTTTCCATTGCTGGTAGTCCATATTATCAGGTATGTAGTACGTTTTACTGTTTTCATCCCGTGCCGCACGTTCTCCAACTTCTCTGAAATCATCATCAAAGTATGGAACTGTGGTCGACCGACAATAAACATGAAAGGGCGGGGCAGTCACCCCCGCTTGAAAATCCTTCATGGGGAAATGCTTTCCGTCAAGGCTTCGGCAAATCTCGGAAGTATGCGAATCCAGCGTGGCCACAATCTCATATTGCTCCACGCCCAATTCCTCAAAACAATCCTTTTGCGCCGCCGAGCTGAAATAAGCCTCTTCGGTCATGACAAGCCGTCCGGCGTTAGATTTGGATGTGTTCATTTTCTTTGCCAGAGAATCAATCGCCTTTTGCGGATCCGCGCCTAGCATGATGTTCTGCGTCAGCTCGTTGTGGACCTCAGAAATGAGTTTCTGTTTGTTCTGCCAGATACGTTCAGAAAAATTCTTCCCGTCCACCGCCCATGGCTTAGAAAGCACCTTTTCAATCTGCGACTGATCCAGCCCAGCGATGTCCCAGCCGATTTTAAAACCGTTCTGCAATTCAAAGGCCGTATGGTAATATCCACTCTGGAACACATCGCCCATCGTTTTACTGACCGTGCCAAGCTGCTTTGCAAACATCGTCTCAAGGCTTTGCTGGGTCTGGATTTTCAGGGCTTCCAGCTTGGAAATGTGGTACTTTGCCGAAGCGTTTTCAAGCTGTTTCTTCCATTGGCCGTCCATCGCGTTTTCCTCGCCATGTTTGATGTAATCCCACACATCCCACTTGAATTCTTCCAGATCAGCCCCTTTCAGATATTGCCGAGCCTCTGCTATGGAAATCCCGTTATTGTCTGCAAATCTCTGATACCACCAAGCAATCTGTCCCTCAAGCTGTTTCTGAGCTTGCCGGTACTGCTTTTCAATTTCCGCAAGAGCATCAACCCCTTTCTTGTTTTGGGCGGCTTCGAGCTGTTCAAAACGCTGTTTCCAGTACTCGCTATTCTTCATTCACCTCACCGCCTTTTTCGGCCTGCATGGGAAATGGATCATAGACTTGTTCGGATTCCCGTTGCTTTGTTAGCCGTTCCAACTCTTTTTGCGGATCATCCACCCAAGGATGCTGTCCAATAATTGTTTCATCCGAGAGGATTCCAACCGACGCCTGACAATTCGCAATCGCTTCACTTTCGTTAATGAGAATATCGCGGTTAAAAATGATTGTGACATCTTCCCCGTCAAAATTTCCTTGGTCTGTGTTCGCCAGATGCGCGTTTACAAACCACAGAATTTCCTCAAATGCTGCTTGAAACTCGGTTTCCATATCGTTGGCATCCAGGTCGATATCACTGTACATCGACTGAATATTCATCTGATTGGGGTTGCCGGATAGCCGATCATCCTTAGCATCGTAACCCATACCGTTTTCGGTCAGGGCTTTCTTGAACAGTTCCAGAACCACCTTGTAATTCTCGGAATTGACCTGGATTTGAAGCGTTTCCACGCCGCCTTTGGTCTCGCCGTCGTAGCGTACTTTAATCGCTCCGAATGCTGCAAGATTTCTGCGAAAATCCCCTAAATCAGTGCCATCGTAATTTTTCAGCACCAAGATCGTGTTGCGGGAATCCTCCTGCATATTGTTTTCAAAGTCTGACAGCATAACGTTGATCCCGTCCTGCAAGGGCTTGATTCTCTTAATTAGCGGGATTTCACACTCGTTATATTTGAGTGGTATCAACGGAATTTTCGACCAATTCAGCGGCTCGCCGTCTCCCATAACATAAGCGCAATCCTGTTCTTTTGCCGTGATATCTGGAATCAGCTCATTGCCGTCCAGAATGTAGCAATGAATTCCTTTCTGGTCAAACACTTCGACCTTCTCAACAACTACCGACTTCGCCCCGTCAAAATGCGTCACGACATAAAGTCGCACCGCCCCGGCCAACACAGTATGTTCGCTGTCCTCCCAAAACGGTAAAATCTCATATCCTGGAAACAGCCGAAAGGAAAATTCCTTATCTTTCGTGTAGTACGGATACAACCACGCAATCCCATGATTGAGTGCAGCTTTCCCAGCATTTTTAAGCGTTTTCATGAACGACTTATCAAACACCTGTTTCAGACAATCCGCGTACTGCTTATTCTCGCTCTCCAAAGAAAACGGCTGTCCTAGCAAATAATTTGCCTTCTGGTTCACCAGCTTTGCATACTGGTTGTCAACGATGCGATTGTTGGGAAGATTGTCAACAAATTGTAGTTTCCCATCCTCCCCGATCATCGTGCGTTTACGCATCAAAATGTCGTGGTCGCTCTCATAATAATGTTGACCGGTCAGCTGCATCAGACGTTCTGGCGAACCCTTCCATGCCACAATACACTGCTGCAAATATTCTTTGTCTGCCAAATCCTGTGCCTTGAAACCGGCATATTTACTTGCGGTTATGCCATAACGAAACATATTTTTTATCCTTCTCCAAATCCCCATTTCCTTCTCCGATATTAGTCAAAACTAAAGGCTGGCGGCGCGAACGCCGCACGAACAAAGTATCTCACATCGTCCATAGCATGGTCATCGGCTTTCAGCGGACGGTCTTCCGCTGCTTTTTCGTCCCACCGGTAAAGTCCAAACTCCCGGATACAGTCCTTACAGCAATCGCAAATAAAAAGGTCGCCAGCGTGTAAATGCGTGGCGACATCCCGAATACCGTCCAGGACGCGGTTAGAGGCTTTCTCAACCATAAAATTCCCATGTCTGCGGATCGCTTCAATAAACGATGCCGCGGATGGATCAACAATAACTTTACGAATTGGTAAACCGTCCGCCAGAGCTTCTAAAGCGGCATAATGTTCTTCATCCGTTCGTTGGCAGTTCTCTTTCCTGCCGTCGTAGTAATATTCGCGAATCCGGTACCATTTCCCTTGGCACAGCCCCCACAGGCCCGCCGAGGTCGGGTTTAACGTACCATAATCGCAAGAGATATAATATTCCTCGTAGGCCCGAGGTACCGAAGGGACGATATGAAAGCTCTGATTGAACATCGTGTAAATCAAGCCCTCAGCGACAGTCCAAATTCCACGAATATACCGATCATAGAACACGCCGGAATACATCGCTTCGTACCTCGCCTTCACTTCTGGATCGAGACTCAGGTTATCCTCCATAGTAAAATGCAGATAGAGCATATTGCGATCGAGAACTTTCTGAATCCATTCTTGGTAGAACCAATGGCTAGGACTTTCCGGATTACAGTTGAACCAGAATTTTGAGCCTGCCACGGAACATCTCGCCATAGCCTGTTCTACAAAAGAGCGTGGCATCAAAGCGACTTCATCAAAGAGAACGCCCGCAAGCGTGATGCCCTGAATCAAGGTGTAGCTGGATTCATCCCGCCCCCCGAAAAGATAGTAAGTATTGGACCGTCCGTCTACGGTAATGACAATCTTGTTTTCGCTGCGGCGTTCTACTACCGTGCATAAACCTTCCAGCCATTCGGGGATATGTACAATCACATTGCGTCTCAGAGATTCAATCGTGCGTCCGCAAATAGCAAAAATTTGATTATTAAAGCGTGACAGGCTCCAAAAAATAAATCCTACTGCCATAGAAACGGTCTTTCCAGAACGAATCGAGCCGTCGCAGATGATACCGTTTTTATTTCGGTAGTTCTTCATTTTCCACCACAACAGCGTCATTTTCTGCCGCTTGCTGAATTTCTGGTAAGTCATCCAGTCCCTCCTCTCCGCAGGAATTGATTGCTTCTAACAGATTATTTTCAGCTTGACTTTGGGCACCATTGCCTTCAAAGGTTCCTAGATACTTACCAAGCAGCTCAAGAGCTTTTACTTTGTCATGCAGCTTAACTTCCACGCCGTATTGATTTACCTTGATCCCCGCGATGGCCGGTAGCTTTTCAGAAGACAGCTTATCAGTCGGAATCATCTTAACGGTGTCATTATCCTCGATTTTTGCAAAGTCCGCACCATTCGCAAAGGCAATGGAGGCAAGTTCCTGCAAAACCTTTTCTTGGGTAATTTCCAGTTTGTTTTGAAGTTCGATTTTACGCTTTTGAATTTCTGCTTGTAACTCAGGTTTCCTCAGGTTTTCTTCCCCAATACTGTACGCCGTCTTTGGCGAATACCCCGCCCGAATCGCCGCTTGGGTAGCGTTGCAATCTACCAAATATTCATCGCAAAACTTTTTCTGTTTCTCGGTCAGAGGATTCACCGCCTTTCTCATAATTTTTGCAACCAAAAAAGCCGAAGCTCCTGCCTCGACTTTTCTCGAAATTCCTCTACAATACCATCTTACCACACACTAAGCGGACAAAACGGACAACTTTAATTATTTTTTAAAAATCTATTGACATGCTTTCTTACACCGTCCGCAGTATTCCCACCTCCCACTGACATCGCCACCTGATTCCAGCTTAGCCCATTTACAAACCGTAAACTTAAAATCTGTCGGGTAAGGCTGTCCTCGACGCTGTTTATGTACCGATTCAGACGGTTATACTCAACGACACTCAAAGCAATCTTTGCCTCGATCACCGCCTTACTGTCCGCAATCTGCGCGGCAATCGCTGTTTTGTCCGACAACCCGCCGACGTGTGGCAACCCGGAAATTTTCGCAGAGGTATCGGTCGCCGCTGTTTCGAGTTCCCGCAGCCGGGATTTCTCTTGCTCAATCTCCCGATTCAAATGATACAACTGCGATAATTCCTTGATGGTCAAATAGCATACCTCCTTTATCTACTCTCTAACCTCCGAAACGCGTACCCCATCACAGTCCCTAAACGGCACCTGGCTCGTTTCAGATGTCTCGATACCGACGAGGTATGAATCCCAAGCCGTTTTGCAATCTCACGCATTTTCATCCTCATTTTATCTTTAGGGATAGTTGGATAGTTTTCCTATTCTTTTTTATAATAAAAAAAGAAATTTTATATAAAGGATATAGCAAACCCTCCAACCCTCCCTAATTCAATTTGTAATAGAGACAGAATACGGAATACAGTCTGGTTTTAAACTAATTTTTGTATAATAAAATACACCAGAATGTTTTACTTTTTTAAATTTACCCGCAATTTCCCTGCCAAATCTCGTATTGCTCATGCCCTCATACTCTCCGTTCTCCTGCGCCCATGCCCGATAGGCACGGTATAACTCACTGGCCTGTACTTCTCCCACCGGTACACAACAAGCATCCAAAAAACTGCTGATGACATCCATTTCAGATTTATACTCACTGGTCGCCTCTTTGACGATATCAGGAAGATCCAATCCCTCTTTCTGCCAAAGCAGGCAGCCGTCAACCGCCCATTTTAAAATACCGGGCAATTCTTTGCGCAGCTTATATTTTAAATGCTTGTCTACCTTGTGGTCTGGAATCTGTACCGTAAACGGCACCAGCATAATGCGTCTCCAGATTCCCAAATCAGTACCACGAATGATCGGTTTATGATTCGTACCCATCCAGAGTTTAAATTCCGGGGAAAACTCAAATTCATTGCCATAGAGTTTGCGGGCTGTAATGCGGTCACCGCCGGTTAACTGTTTGAGCAATCCTTCATCCAGCCGCATCCCTTCATTGGGTTCCACGCTGGTAACAAACCGCGCCCCTTTCAGACGGGCAATATCGCTGGTTGCACCTCCAAACTGCTTTTTTACCATGATCGTTTCCGGCTGGATATTCACCGCATACTCCCCCATGATATTTGAGATGATATCAAGGAAAGTGCTTTTCCCGTTTCGGCCGTTGCCATAACAGAAAAACACGCATTGTTCTACAGTAGAACCAGTCAGGGAATACCCCACCGCCTTCTGGATAAATCGAATTAACGAATCATTCCTATCGAAAATATCCTGCAAAAACTGCTGCCAGATTGGAGCGTCGATATGGTCGGTATATTCCGTATAGCCAATTTTCGTAATAAACTTCTGCGGATCGTGTCCAGAAAGTTCCCCCGTACGCAGGTCAAGGATCCCGTTTGGCACATTCAATAAAGATTTGTGGGTATCAAGGTCTGCTGGAACAATCGGGACTAAATGCTCGGTTTCCTTGAGGGCCGCCCCCTTCGACGCACTACTGCGGGATTTTTTAATATGCTTCTGATATTCCCGCGCTACCGTATCATCGTCATCATATAAGGCAATCTGTTCCGGGGTTTTCAGGAAACCCAGCATTTCATCAATCATACGTTTTGGCTCCCCGGTATCGTCATACTTCCAACGTCTGCCGTCGTAGTACAGCCACGACTTATCAATATAGCAATACCGAATCGATTCTCCAAACAAGTCTTTCATACGCTGAGCGTTGCCAGTATCGTCTAAGGTGTAAACCTTCTTTTTATCCGGAGGTTTTACTCCAATCGAAAGCGTATATTCCGTTGGCGGTTCATAGATTTTCTGGCAGCTCTTTACCGCCTTTTGAACGGTCAAAGCCCCATAAGTACTGCCGCTTTGCTTGCGGTCCCACTTTTCACGCATCAGGCCGGACGATCGGAAAATCGCGTCGATCTGATCTTCATCACGCCGACACCAAAACGCCAGCATATTGCACAGGCTCATGTCGGCTTCGGAATGGGAAGTAAAATAATCCTCCCAGTGCCCGGAGTACAAATCCGAAAAAATTTTTCCCTGTCTGGACTTTGCTGCCAGTTCCAAAATTTCGGACTGGGATAAACTCAGTGTTCTGGTCTGGATCACACCCGTGGTAGGAGCCGTACCAGTATCAATATACTTTTCATGCAGAGGCTTGATCCGTTCCGTACACTCGTTAATCTCTGCATATTCGGAACAGATATTTCCCGTCATGATAAAGAACCGGCCATCAGAATACATTTCAACATTCTGTTTGCGCCGTCCGACCGGCGGCAGCGAACCCCGGCAAATAATATGGATCCCGTTTCCGCTTTGCGAATACTCCGAATAAGATTGCAGAGTGTGGATAAATTCCGCGATGATGTTGTTTTCCCCGCCGGTTTTATAATCGGCAATATCATCCTGGGCATTGTCAATATCCACACCAAAATAGCCGTTATCAAACATAAACCCAATCCCAGAATACTTCGGCGATTCCCGTACCGCGGTATCAAAATCACACCAGGTCTGCGGGTTATTGCTTTGGGCAAAGCCTCCGGTTCTGGCATTAACAGGCATCTTTTTGATTTTCCCCGGACGGCTTTCATCCGGGACCGCTTTCCAACATACCCATTGGTTTTGCTGTTTCATTTCCTGTGGTATCATTTCATAAGTCAAAGGGCAAATCATCCTCCTCGGTAATGTCCGCAAGCTCCTGCGCAACAGATTTAAAAACGTGCTTGCAGTCGGGAAACTTGGTCGTATTGGAATATTTCAGTTTTGCACTGGTTTGGTTTTGATACTCGTCATGATACACGGTTACGTTCAGTGGTTTTCCTTTCAAAGCATCCAGCAAATCCTGTAAGGATTCAAATTGCGTGCCTTTTGGGATTCCGGCAGCCTGACAAATCCGCAAAAGCTGTGCAGACAAATATCCACCAAACGCCTGATCTGTTTTCGTCGGTGATTTGGCGCGCCAGATTTGATGCCATAAGTACACATTCTGGAATTTCTGCTCAATGTCGTTACGCACGACCATCGGGATACTGATATACTGCGTACCGCCTTTGGTAACATCCTCACAGGCGGATTTGATGACCATTTCATAATTGCCTTCCGGCAAGAGATTGTCTTCGTAATTTATGGTTAATGACATCGTCTATTCTCCTTTAATTATTTTGAGTGCGTCGCCGACACTCCTTACAATACCAGCGCAATGGTGGTATTTTTGCATTTGATCCAGAAACTTTTGTTGTTCGGATGTAATTTTACCGGATGGAGTTTTCACTTCCAGAAACGCCACTTTACCGTCTCCGATAAACAACAGGTCGGAAAAACCCTTCGGCAACCCGCAAATTCTCCGTAAGTTAATCAAAATATCCTGACCGCGATGCGGATCATACACACGCTGCCCCTGATAAAAATCCCCGCTGTTTGTACGAAATGGGATTCCATACCCCGACAGTGCCAGCCGGATTTGATTTTGAAGTTCGGATTCCCTCATGCTGTAATCCCCCTCGCTTTCGCCTGATAGTAGACCCATCCCGGTTTGTATCCATGATTTTGGGCGTAAACCTGCAATTCTCGGATTGTCTGGCAATCCTCTGGCCGGTCGTAATCCATCACAATGCGTTTTACCTGTTCCAAGGCTTCCCTGCGGATTTCTTCCAGTTCACGGGAAGGCTTTGGGAATTCATATCCACAGTGCGGACAAATTTGGCACGCCGCAGGAACAACCCGATAACATTCGTCACATTCTTTGACCGGCATTTCCTTTCCATCTTTAGAAGCTTTAGGTTTGGATTCTAAACTCCATGCACGGTCATCGTCCGGCAAACCGAACCGGGAATAATTCCCGACATGGTCGATGATAAGAGCCTGTTTTCCTTTTTGGTACCGCATACAGCGCATGGACTGTTGAATGTACAGTGTCAGGGATTTTGTGGGACGCAGAAGAATGGAGGTATTGCAGTCCGGCACGTCGAAGCCCTCACTGATTAAATCGACATTGCATAAAATTTGAATTTCCCCCGCCCGGAACGCTTCAATGATATTTTGACGCACAGCCTTCGGAGTAGTGCCGTCGATATGTGCCGCACGAATCCCGGACTGCCAAAAACGCTCTGCCATCTCCTGACTGTGACGGATGGTTGCACAGTAACAAATCGCTTTTTTACCGTCCGACAGTTTCCGATAATAGTGAATAACATCCCCATAAATCGCCTTGCCAAACTTCATATCTTCCAGCACGTATTCGCCGTTTCTAGTACGCAGAGATTGTGGGTCAAACAATTTCGGCGCGTAATATTCATACGGTGCTAAAAACTGATGTTCCATGAGCCATTTGGTACCGACTCCAAGGATCAATTTATCATTGACATCCCCTAACCCACTGCCGTTCAAACGGATCGGAGTTGCGGTAATTCCCACACATCTGGTATTGGGGAAAGCGTCGTAAATCTTGCGATAGGATTTTGCCAGACAATGGTGGTTTTCGTCCGTGATAATCAGATCCGGGGTTGGGATACGCTTTAACCGGCGGGTGATGGTCTGCACCATGCCCACCTGGCAAAGCTGCATATCCACGCCATACTCCCGAAACGTGTTCTCGATCTGCTGGCAAAGCTCCTGACGGTGTACCAAAAACAAAACCCGGTTCCCTTTTTCTGTGGTACGGCGTGCCATATCTGCCGCAATCACAGACTTGCCGCCGCCACATCCTAGCACAATGCAGGGCCTTTGATATCCTTCCTGATAGGCTTTTCGTACCTGCCAAATTAAATCAATCTGATACGGGCGCAGATGCATGATCCTTCTCCTTTTGCTGTTCGGACCATTGTTTGGCACAGCTTGTACACATACATTGTCCGGTTTTCTGCCTGGTGCTCTCTGCGATCTGGGCAGCAGAAAGTTTTTTGCCTGCATGGATGATCTGACCGCACACCTCACAAACAGGCGGTGCAGGAGGCTCCACCCCATCATTGAGCCACACCCTTAACTGCTCCCCTAATTCTGGAGTAATGACCGCACCAAATTTATCCAGGAATGTGGTATCTTTGCTGGCAGTTGCGATATGGTTGCGGTCGATGTTCAGGACGATATCAAATTCATATTCCGTATCATCCCGCTGTACTGGTGCCAGACCTAATTTTCGGGGTTCCAGCTTCCCCCTCTCATTTTCGACCAGTACATAATCCATTTTGGAACGCATGGTAACGATGGTGTGGCAGTTCACTGACAGGATTGTATTGACTAAATTGTTTTGTTCTTTGCCGGCTTCGTTCCATGCAGTATAACCGTTTTTGCCCGACTGAGCCGCAATCCGGTCTTTAATATCCAGCACCCCGCCCTCATTGTTCCATGCGTGGGAAAAGGAATCCACAATCACAACTCCATCCATACCAACTGCCGCAGCTCCCTGCGCTACCATATTTTTATACTTTTCCGGACTAAATGGTGGTTCCATCGGTGCATACAAAAAGGCTCCTGTACCTAAATCGGAACGCTCGGCATAAAACCGGGCACGTTCATGTTCGGTGTCGATCAAGGCGATTTTGCTCCAGTCCCCGGTAATGCCGTAGCCGATATATAAAGCCGATAAAGTTTTTCCTGCTCCCGATACTCCGGTTAAGGCTAACCTCAATTTTGCTTTTTGTCTGGTTACTGGCTGGAATATATTCATTCTAACTTTCCTTTCCGAATCTGTAATGTTTGCCCCTGCTCCATAGAAACACCGGGAATCTCCCCTCCTGCGTCCAGGTATTCCTTAATCCGTGTTTTATTTGGATCTGGATCATGATAGGTAAGCAAGGAGTCCTCATTTTCCTGCGCCCACTGGATAAAGTTCTGAATATCTTCGATGTTGACTGACGCCTTTGATTTTCGAATCGATATCATGTTACGTGCGGTTTCCATTCTAAGCTGGCCGATCTCCAACAGACTGCACATGAGATAATCTTTTAACCACTGAATCTGGGCTTCTTTCGATTTACGTCTTGCCCATAGTACCTTTTCTTCTGCTTTGATAATATCCACAAAATATTGTAGGTTTTTAATCATGCATGCGAGATTATCAGCTTTCTCCTTAAATTCTCCTTCGATCGCGTCTAAGGTATCCGAAATAGCCTCTTCGGGGATCTAACCTTCATCGACCTGATCCAAAAAATATTGATAGGCTTGTCAAATTTAGTGCAGCTTCATATCCATGTTAAAAAACCTCCGTATCCGGCTCATATTTGAGCTTGAGTTCCCGGTACTGGTTGTACCAGTAATCATTGACATCCGCCTTTTCCGTAAGCTTGTCCTGTGCCTCCATAAGACGCTGGGACAAATCTGCAATCTGCTCCAATAATTTTATATATTGATTTTCCATTGACAAATCCTCACTTTTCCGCTACACTTAAATTGTAATTGTTTTTTTGTTTACCGTTCCTTGGTTGCCGCCTTGGAACGGTTTTTTTCTGTTTCTTATGGACTTCAATCATTCACACTACCTCCTTGCCCCAGCAGCCGATCCAGAAGAAAACTTCCGATGGAAACCTCTGGCTGCTCAAATTTAGCTTCCTGCTCATAAAATCGGTTAATACAATGATAAATCTTATCCATGTGCTCCTGATCGCTGATTCGTTTAAACTTCCAAAGAGCCTCTTTTCGCTGCTCCCAAAAATTCATTTTGCTGCCACCTCCTTTCCTTTCGTAATATAAATACGATTTTTAACCAAATGTGCCTGATAATAAATATGGTGCCTTGCCAGCCGGTCACGATGTCCTCGAATAGACTTTGCTCTTAAATCCGCCTCCTTCGCGGTATCATATTCCAAACACATATTTTCTGCATCACTTGCCAAAAACTGTTCGATGGCAATGCTTTCTTCCCGTTTTCTTTGGTTTTTAAAATCTGGAAGTGGGACATTGTATGTAACCTTCATATCTTCCCCTCCTTCCACATAAGCAACAAAATTCAGATTTTCCGCGGTAATCATATCCGCATATACAAAATTATCGCTACCCGGTACTGGGGCGTACAAACTGACGGTTTTAATTTGTTTTTCCTGTTTTTCACGTTCGACCGAAACAGCCGAACGCATCGCGTTACAGGCAATCGTCGTGAATCGGTACTGGCGAAAATCAGGAATCGAAGAATATTGTTTCACTACCAGCAGATACCGAAATATCACTACGTCAAACCATTCGTCCCTGTTTAATTTCTGCCGATTCAAAAACCAGTAAACAAGTCCAAGATTGTCCGCTGCAAACTTCGCTTCCTCCTCTGTTAAGGGACGTTCATAGAATTCTCTTGACTGATATTTTTTCATGGCATACTCTGCACTCCTTTCTTAGTCATAATCAAACAAGTCCATGTGATCCACTGCCTCGCGTCGTTTATCGGAACACGCAGAACAACGAACTTTTGTATCTTCAAAATCAAAATGGCCTCCTGTAGAATAATCCCAGTCGATGGTGCCATCCTCATACATCCCGCAGCCACTTGCCAAGAACGTCCAGAGGCTTTTCACATTCTGCATGAATGCCTTGTACTCACCAAGCGAACCAGCTACCTCCAGACAACGAAAAGTCCCGCCTCCTTGATTTCGGTAGATTTGCCCTACCTCTGGTGTAAACTTTGTACGCATATTTGCATCCTCCTTTCAATGAAAAAATGGACGAAGATCATCGTTATAAAGTTCGTAGGCCATACAACCGCAGTTGAATCGGATATAATTCCAATCTGCCGCGTTGTATAAAGGCAGACGTTCCTTTTCGCCCACTTGACGGATTCGGCGGTGACGATTCACCTCAAACACTGGGACACTGTGACAGATTTCGATTTTTTCGCGGGCGAAGCCATACCAGTCATAGAGAATATCTTTCGCTTCATCATCTGTCATGACACGAGTACCATCTGAATTTTTCAAGCTCTCATAACCGCTTTGCTGGACGTTTTCGGTATCCTTATACGGTTTCCATTCCTGTTCCTTTTCCAGTTCCGCCAAAAGCTTTTACATTACCACCATTAATCTCCAAATTTAAGTTTGAACCTGTTCCTGTTCCATAGCCAATACCTGCCCCACCTTTTCCGTCAGCATATGTACCGCCTTTTGCATATATAGTACCACCATTAATAGTAATCGCTTTAACTGTACCGTTCTGAAACGAACCTATTCCTGCTGCTTCATCTCCACCTGTTGCATTTATTGTACCTGCACTAATAGTAATTGTACCTGCATTTGGCGGTGCTCCTGCACCTCCAATGCCTGCACCGGCCATCCCACCTTTTGCATCCAATGATGCGCCTGTACTGTCTTCTGTAATATTTAGTGTTGCACTTGCCGGAACATGAATTCCTGCACAGTTCTTACCGCTTGTAAGAGAATTAGTACCTTCTAAAGTCAAGTTAACCCTTGTTGAATTATCGGTAAGTTCAAATGCTGTTTTGCTAGTTGGATTTCCGTTCTCATCAGTACTCACATCAATAATTACATTTTTTAAAGTAATATCAT